NGAATGATGCGCGAGAATCGTGGCGGCTTCATCATGGTTGGAGTCAGTCGTGGCCCGAAAAACGCGCGTGTAACGACGGACAACACGGCCATCGCCCGTCAATTCGTCGCCGCCATCGCGGCCAGTGTGAATTGCTTGGAAGCTCGTTACCGCCATTATCCCGGAATCGGAACCAATTCCGGCCCCCTGTTTTTGATTTCGTCAATCCCATCGGCTGCTCGCCGCATGTGCTCCTTGCCTTCCTTCATGTGTTTGGCCAGCTCCTTTTGCGGATCGGCCCCTGGCCTCATGGCGGCGAGAATCGTTTTCCAGGCTTCTCGTGTATCGCGCTCCTCTGCCGCAGCGTATTTGTGCTCTACAACTTGGGCCGCTGCCTCCCCCGCGCCCCGCGCCCCTACATCAGGCAATTCGGGCAATTGTGGCTTCTCCATTCCAGGCATTTTCGTTGCCTTTTCCCAAGCATCTCGCACGCGGCCAGACAATGTTGGCAGCCTCTTTAACTGCGCTTCCCACTTTGCTGTTGCCTCTAAGCTAGCTTCACCGATGCTGGCCATGCGGCGTTGATGCTGGCGTTCCAACTCCTCGATCTTCGCGTTCGCTACCTTCTCGGCATCTATGCGCTGGGCGCCCAAATCTTCGATGCGTTCTTTTGCCAAGGCCAAGAACGTCTCGCGGTTCAGCGTTGCAACTTCCTTGCCAAGCGCGCGCAATACCCCGGCCCCGAACATATACACTGCATGCAAAGTAGATGGCATGGTTTGCAACAACCATGTTTGCATATCTAGCCACGCGATTTTCCACCAGCTTCGCATTTTCTCCAACTGAATATTGAAAAAAGACGATGACTGTTCCCAAAGCGCCTGAAACGCAAGTGTCGTTTGCTGTGTCATCTGCACAATCCCAGCGCGCAATCCCTCCCAGCTCCCGAGTAAGACATCAAGGTTTGCCGCCACATTCGCGAACGCTTTCTGGAATCCGCTTTGAAATGGCGCGAGCCATTTGCGTACGTAATCAAACGCCACGAAAAAGGCGTCTGCGAAAAATCGGCTTACGCTTTTGGCGAGATCCCCAAGCAGCGTAAACGTCACGCGAATCCCCGTCCCCCACTTCGACATGGATGTCATTACGCGACCTAGTATTGGCCCCGCCCAGTCCATGAGTCGTCCACCTACATCGGCAACAGTTGCGCCTAACTTCGCCCAGCCCTTTTCTAACGGCGTAAGCTGTTTTGCGGCCACTTCTTTTGTTGTTCCGCCCGCTTGACGCAACTGTTCCTCAAAACGCCGTATTTTATCCGATGCACCAATCAGCAATGCCACCAAATCGGCATTGCGCTTGGTGAACCCCAGGGCTTCAATTGCTGCCTGTTGCTGCTTGTCAGTCATTCTGCCAATGCTATTTTCCAGGTCCGTCACGATATCTGCCAGGTTGCGCATTTCTTCGTATTCATCAAAGACCGTAACGCCTAGCCGGTGAAATGCCTTGGCGTTGTTGATAGCATTAGATTTCAACCCAATCATTACGCGACTTAACTGCGTGCCCGCTTCTTCCCCTTTGCGGCCCGCCATGGCTAGCGCAGCAAGCACCGCAACGACCTCCTCTACATCTTTGCCTACGATTTTGAATGCCGCCCCAGCCTTGTGTGTCAAAGCCTCTGCAAATTGTTCAACTGTTGCGTCCGCAAGCGTGTTGGCCTTGACCAGCACGTCAGTCACGCGGACCAAACTCTGTAAGTTTTTCGTTGGGTCCGCTGCTGACATTCCCAGCGCATGCTGTGCGTCTGTGGCCAATTCAGTTGCGCGAGCAAGATCAAACATGCCCGCCTGAGCAAATTGAGCCACCGCCGGCAGGGCGGCAATAGACTGGCGTACTTTCAGGCCAGCAGAGATTAGGTAGTAATACGCCTCGCCCATTTCTGCCGCAGAATATCGAGTTACCCTGGCGGTTTCTATGGCAGTGCGCCGCAGCTTTGTACGTAGCGCTTCCGATACATCGCCCATGATGGCCAGCGCGCTGCGCATTTTGCGATTGAACTGCTCGCCGGCTCCAGCCAAGCGCACTAGTCCGTAGACGCCGGCTATCGGTCCCAGGGCGGTCATAATGGCAGCCCCCAGGGTGCGCACGGCGCCCGTCGTAACAGCTAATGTGCCGCGCACATGGCGCATGCGCCGATCAAATTGCCCCGTATGGGCGCCGAGGCGAACAACGAGATCCTGAACCGCTGCCATTATTTGCGAGCCCCCGCCCCGCTGGCCCGCAACGCTGTTGTATGCGCATTGGCCAATAAGTTGGCAACTTGATTGGGGCCGAGTACGTCTTCGGCCTCGCCTCCCAGTTCACCGGTTTTTGCGAGCGGATCAAAATAACTCGGCTCTATCTTGCCCCCCCAGGCTCCGCACAAAGCCGCAAACCCCAAGCACAGGACACGCACAATTCTCTCCACAGGGTCCGGTTCCAACTCACGATATGCTAACCATTCATCGAACTGCTCGGGTGTCAGGCTGTCTAACATGCCGTTCACGTCGAGCGTGCCAGCTATTCGCTCTGCGAAGCGATAGGCGGCTCTTCGACGATGGTTATTTCGGAGTTTTTTGCCAAGTCCTCATCGCTGGCGCGCCGGATGCCGCAGTGGTCGGCGATTTCATCGTACAAGTGCCGAGTGTCGGCTGCGTCCCAATTGGCAAAGACGGTCGTTTCGCCGTCGCCAAAGACACGATTGCCGTCGCCGTCAACAATGCACCGCACAAACAAGCGGGCGTTTGCGTTTTCGATGGCCGACCGCTTCACGCCTGCTCTGTTGTAGCTGATCGCATCGGCATCGTGCTGCGCCATTTCGCGTTCCGAAAGGGACTGAACTCGCAGTTTTAGCCGGTTGACTGGCAGCGGACCAACGACCGCATACCGCCGCATCATGCCGCGCTGGCCTACCGCACGGATTTGTTCCTTGCTGGCCAATCCATTTTCCTCGCCCATGTCATTCATCCTCAATAATGATTAGAGAGCTGTTTGCCTTGCGTTCTTCCATGCTGCCTCTTCGTAATGAGGCCCGGGAATCCATGACCCATCGGGGTTGTAGCCACACATCACGCCTTCATCAAATGCCTTAAAATCTTCCGTCGCTATCCCTTTTTCCAGGCGATTATAAGCCTTGACCGCTGCAGCAGTTTTCTCGGGTGTCATGTTGGCCGCCTTCTTGCACTCGTCGTCAACGGCTTCCGCTACACCCATGCGCACCAACAGCGCCGCTTGCCGATGATCAATTAGCGTACCCCTGGGCTTAATGCCATCGGGAAATTCGCTGGTTGGCCGTGGCATTTTCATGTCACGGATTAGCCGGCATTGCATTTTGCACCCTACGAGGTGTATCCTGCAAACTCAGTCGGGATCTTGTTGAGCTTAGCGCTAAACGTGCCCTTAAGCCCATCGTTTAGAGCAACGGTTCCGCCAAAACTAAACCCCGCAATCGTAAACGTCCAGGCCGTCGCGCCCGTGTCCGCGAACGTCAAAATCATTTCTTCGGGGTTCGCATCAGAACTCATCAGCGTTGATGGATCACCCAAAATCGCAAGCAGCGCCTGATGTCCCGCAAGAGCCGGGTCAAAAAACAGTTCGCCGCCGATGGCCCCACCCTCAACCCGATTGGTCGGTTCGTACGGTATGCCTGGATCAGTATTGTCCAGGGTGTCCGCCTCGTAGGTTTCTGCTTCAAAGTCTGGCAGATCCAACGAAATAATCTGCGCAATGACCGTTGACACCGTGCCGACCTCTTGGGCCAGGCTTGTCCCCTTACACTTAACGAGTGCCATTTGGCTTATCCTCTCTTTTGAGCCTCGCGTTTAATGACTTCAAATATTTTCCGCCGCGCCGCATTCACTGATGCGACCGCGCTGGTCGCCACTGCTGCTCGCGTCACGGCACCAAAGACATTTTCAATTTGCCCTGTCGAATGCCCCGTTTTCAGAAAACGGTCATCCGTGCCCAACACAAACCAATGGATGTTGCGGGCGGAGGCGCCAACGCCTCGGCTTGCGCCACCACCTGTCTTCTTGAGCGTTTTCTGTTTCTTGCCAACAGAAAAACCAACCTTCGCCTCCCGCAAGGTGCTCTTGTACGCTCGGGCAAAACGCTTGCCGATTGTTTTCCGCGCTTCTCTCTTGAGTTCCGCGCTCGCTTCTGCCTCGTTGATTGCAGCGCGCATTGCCTTGGCAATTGGTGTCATCCCTGCGCGAATGCCGGCGGTGATTGCCCTCTTCGAGCCACGCCGGCCAAGCCTGACGAGCTTCCGATCAAATTCCTTGCCGCCCAAGAGCGCTGCTCCGCCGCCGATCATGTCGTTTCCGCCCAAGTCATCACATAGTTGGAAAAAATCTCGTAGTATCCCTTGTCGCTGCCGTCTCCCGCCGGCGTGAACGCTGTCTGTTCATCATCCAGCACCGCATCATACACCGTACTGTTCACGGTGCCGTTATAGCCGGCTAGCCCCGTGCCCGGATCGGTTTCATTGGTTCGGACTGCCTCAGCCAGCGCCCGAGCCTTTGCCTTGGTTTGGGCCCGACA